CTAGCCCTTATCGTATGGGTAACTCAATGATCGGCAAGATCCGCGGACTTATTGCGGGTTACACAAACCCGGCGGCTATGGTCGGATAATGCCTACTCCAATAACTACGCTCCGTGCGACTATCGCAGCGGCTTTAGCGAATAATAACGTGTGGAACACTTACGATTTTCCGCCTCCAACTATTACAGCTAACTCAGTTATTGTTGCGCCTGCAGAAAGTTATTTAACGCCAAGCAATAACACAAACCTAAATATCTCACCTTTAGCAAACCTGAAAATTATTATGACGGTGCCAATGCTCGATAACCGTGGAAATCTTAACGGTATCGAAACTCTGGCCTGCGCAGTTTTTAAGAAATTAGCAAACTCAAATATCGTTATGAATATTGGCAGTATGACGGCTCCCTCAGTACTGAGCGTACAAAGCGGGGACCTCCTCACGGCCGATTTCAGCATAAGCGTATTAACTAGTTGGGAGTAAACAATGAGCTACACACCCGAGGATATCGCTTTCTTAATTAAAATCGGTCAAATAACCGAGGCACCTAAGAAAGAGACAAAAGCAACAGCCACACCTATCGAGAAAACAGAGGAATAAAATTGGCTATCTATCTCAGCAATACCGTAGTAGTCACGCTCAATAGCGTGGCGCTGACGGATCACTGTACAGCCGCAACAATTAACCGTAGTTTTGACGAGCTAGAGGTTACAGCTATGGGCGATACAGCTCATAAGTTTGTTAAGGGTTTAGAGTCAAGCACTATTACGCTTGATTTCCTTAGCGATACTGCAGCTGCAAACGTAAACGCAACGCTCCAAGCTGCGTGGGGTACAACAGTGCCACTAACACTTAAGCAGACAAGCGCTGCAGTCTCAGCGACAAACCCTCTATACAGCACTACTATCTTGGTAAATAACACCACAGATATTAACGGCGCTGTAGGCGACATCGCTACACAGTCAATTACATTTACTTGTAACTCACCTATCGTAATCACTACTACCTGATAAAAAACTAAGGGGCACACAATGGCAAGACTCAAAATAACAAGGGCAGACGGAAACGTAAGCGAGCACCAAATTACGCCACGTATCGAGTATGCCTTTGAGCTGTACGCTAAAAAGGGTTTTATGAAAGCGTTTAGAGATGACGAAAAGCAGTCGGATCTTTACTGGTTAGCCCACGAGTGCATACGCACAAGCGGCGAGGTTGTACCGGTGTTTGGTCCCGAGTTCTTAGATACTTTGTCTAAGGTCGAGGTACTAGACGATCTCCCTTTGGGGTAGTGGGGCGGGGGAGCTTTGGGTATTTGATAGCTCAGTTAGCTATTGAGACTCATATCCCGCCCCAGTACTTGTTAGACCTAGATCCAACAATGTTTAGAAACTTGTTACAAGTATTAACGGATAGAGCAAAGGAGGCACAAAATGCCAGTAGAGCTAAAGGGGGCCCTCGCAACCGTTAAGGCTATGCGCAAGTTTGACCCCGACGTCCTTAAAGAAATGAACAAAGAAATACGCGGCGTAATGGTGCCTTTGCGCGATAAGGCTCGAGGCTATGCACCTAGCCCTCAACCGGACAACCTTTACGGCTGGGCCGAGGGCAGCGTAGGTAAGAAAATTACAGCTCGTAACTCAGCTTTTAGACAATTTAATACTGAGGGACGAGTACGGCTTTTCCCGCTCTACGATCATAAAACTGTAGTCAGCGGTATCAAATATAGTCAGTCTCCTAGCAAACGTAATCGCAACGGTTTTAGAGCTTTGTACTTTATTTACAACGCATCCGCAGCTGGAGCCATTTACGAGACTGCAGGCCGTAAAAACCCGGGAGGAGACTCAGCTAGTAAGTCCAATAACCCCGGCGCAGGTGCTCACTTTATTAACCGTATGGGTCCTTTGTATGGAGACAAGCAAAAGGAGCGCGGTCGTATGATATTCAGAGCAGCTTACGAGGATCGTGGTAAAGCTCAGGATGCGGTCATTATGGCTATATCTACAGCTATAGAAAAGTTTAATAAAATTAGCAAGGGCAGTTATGGACTGGCGGCATAATGGCACTACCAAACTTAGTATTTAGTGTTGCCTCAGAATATGACGGCAAAGGCTTAGGCAAAGCCCGTAAAGATATAAACAGCTTTGATAAGACTGTTAAAAACTTAGGTAGGACTTTAGGCGTAACTTTATCGGCTGCTGCTCTTGTTCAGTTTGGTAAACAGTCAGTTAAAGCGTTTATGGATGCCGAGCGCGAGGGTGTTGTATTAGCTAACACTATGCGCAATTTAGGTTTGGCTTTTGATACCTCAAGAGTTGCAGGCTACATAGATAGTATGGGCAAACTATACGGCGTTACAGGTGAGCAGGCCGTACCGGCTATGCAGGCATTATTGGCTGCTACAGGATCAGTTACAAAGTCTCAAGAGCTTTTTAATACTGCTCTTAATATCTCAGCCTCTACAGGTATCGGCGTCACTGAGGTCGCTAAGGGTTTAAGTCAGGCGTACCTCGGTAATCGCAAAGCCCTTAATGCTTATAACACAGGGCTTACAAAAGCCGAGTTACAGTTAAAATCTTTTGATGAAATACAGGAAATATTAGATACACGCCTTAAGGGTGCGGCTACAGATGCGGCTAGTACTTACTCAGGTCAATTAGCCATACTTACAGAAAACGCAAACCAAGCTAAAGAGGCAATAGGTAAAGGCTTAGTAGATAGTTTTATTTTATTAGCAGGCGATAACAGCGTAGAAATAGCCACTGAGAAAATGGAAAAGTTTGGAGATCAGATAGCCTACGCCTTAGTTGGAGCCTCCGACCTGCTTAAAAAGATATTAGATATTGGTAAAGCTACAGAGCCGGTTGTTATTAACGGCAAGACTATGACCCCGGTTCCCTCAGCTTTTGAGCAACTATCCGAATACGGTAAAAAGGTAACGGCCAGAAATACACCTATGGGAGCGCCGGGCGCTATCTCGGGTAAGTTCCCAGTCGGAGCTGCTTATTTTGCTTTGCAGGAAAAGGCCGATACCGCAGCTATAAAAAGACAAAAAGAGTTAGCCGCTATTGAGAAAAAACGTTTAGATAATCTAAAGAAAATTGCTACTGAGGCAGCTAAAAAACTAGCTTTAGATAAAGCCTCTGCTTTTCTTAATCAAGCAGAAAAGCTCTTTGATATGGATCGTATCCAATTAGCAGCTGCAGCTTTGGCTAAGCAGACTGAGGAGGATAAGGTCCGTATCCGGCTTAAGACTAATATCCTTGAGTTAGAGGATGCGATTAGTGAGGGTAACGTACAAGGAGCCGCCAAGTTTGCAGCTCTTATTACTCAAGATGCCGCACTATTAGGCCAGTTACGCACCAACGCTTACTCTCTCAGTGATGTACCTAATCCGTTTGATGCGTGGTTAGTTAGCCTTAACGCAGCCTTAGCAGCACTTTTAGCAATGACTCAGGTAATACCTGTAGTAACGGCTCTTGTAGGTATGGGCGGCTTTAATGCCGGCTCTGTTCGTATGGGTGAGTCTGCTGGTAACGCGGCGGCCGGACTGCCCGCTAACTCTCTTACTGACTTTATGGGCTTTGGCGATGAGCACTTAGGGCAACTAGCTAGACAAGGCGCTAATGCAACAACTATTAACTACAACATAAACGCGGCAGGTATTGGAGACCAACAAATAGCCGCAGTAGTACAAAACGCTATACAAGAGCTCAACCGATACGGTAACTCAACTACCTATGCAGGGGCTATCTAATGCCAGTACCTACTATTAACGCTATTATTAACTTTTCTACTGGTCCCTCTTTTGCTCAAACAATGGTTTTAGACGAGGGCATTTTAGGCACAAACATATTGGGAGATAGTAGCTCCGTTATTGTGGATGTAAGTAACCAAGTAAATAATGTACAAATAGATCGAGGCCGTAACGCTCAAGCAGACCAATTCCAAACAGGTAATTTATCGTTGCGTATTGTGGACCAAAACGGAGACTTTAACCCACAAAACCCGGCTAGCCCTTATTACACCTATTTAGTCCCGATGCGTAAAGTACAAATAACTGCTACTTATTCCGGTGTTACTTATCCTTTATTTTCAGGCTTTATTACTAGCTATACGACTACTACGCCTCTTAATGCTAATGACGTCGTTTATACGACTATCTCAGCTGTAGACGCTTTTAGACTGGCCCAAAATGCACAGATAAGCACCGTTGCAGGGGCTACTGCTGGAGATTTATCCGGTACTCGAATTAACCAATTACTCGATGCTATTGCGTGGCCCTCCTCAATGAGAGATGTAGATGCTGGACTTACTACGTTACAAGCAGATCCGGGAACGGCTAGAACGTCCTTAGCAGCTATGCAAACCGTAGAAATCTCAGAGTACGGAGCTCTTTACGTAGATGCTACGGGATCGTTTGTTTTCCAAGATCGTAGCGTTACGGGCTCAAGTGTCGCAGGCACTCCAACAGTATTTAACGACAATGGTACCGATATTGGATATGCCAATGCTGTATGGAGATTAGACGATACTTTGGTTTACAACTCTGCAAGCGTTACTCGCACGGGTGGATCTCCTCAAGTTGCCACAAATACAGCAAGCATAGAAA